ACGCCCTGGAATGCCGGGATGGTGGGCTACCAGGCTGGCGGACGCGCGGCGGAAACACGCTGGAAGCCAGGTAATAAAGTCTGGCATCAGTTGCCGGTCTGGAGTTACCGCCAGGACTCCGACGACTATTGGTTCTTCAAGTTCCGCGAAGCCTCGGCGCCCGGCTATTCCCGCCGCGACTGGATCTCCGTGCATCGCCTGCACTGGCAGGATGCCCACGGGCCGATCCCAGCAGGCCAGGTCGTGATCATGCTCGACACCGATCCCAGCCATACCGAGCTGACCAACCTGGCTTGCCTGACCCGCCGCGAGCTAGTTATCTTCAATCGTTTGGTGTCACAGGTGCCCCCAGAGCGCGAACTGCGCCGGGCCTTGGTGGTGCGCGCCAAGCTGCTGGCTGGCGCCTATCGTGCCTCTGACCGGCTGGGCCTGAGCGTCGCTAAGCGCCGTGAGGCTATCGGCGTGTTGCCGGCCACCCAGCGCGAGCGTTGCCATGACTGTGGAGGCCGCGCCCGCCTATCGGCGCATGATTGCTACCCTGGAAGCCGAGCGGGCGGCGTTGACGGAGGAGATAGCCGCGATGGCCAGCGCGCAGCCCGCCGGCCAGGTGCTCCCGCTCTATAGCGTCGCTGAGGTGGTGCGGATGCTGGCCAACTTGCGGGCGGCCCTGGAGACTGATCTGGCCGAATCCAGGATTCAGGCTATGCGCGACACGCTCCACCTGCTCATTCAACAGGTGGAACTGGACTTGGATACCCGGCAGTTCACCCTGCGCTATCGCCTGGCTACCGGGGTTAAGATGGCGTCCCCACGGTGTGTCAACGTCGCCCCGGTGTGCTGGGTAACCAGGGGGGTCGTGCCGGTGCGGAGAGCGGCCTAAGCGCGGTCAGCTTCAAGCTGCGCCACGCGCTCATGTAGCGCTTGGATAGCTGCAATCAATGGCGCGATAAACTCGGAGTAACGCAATCCCTTCACGCCCGTTTCGGCGTCGTCAATGTACCCGGCAAAATCATGGTCTCCCAGTGCCTCGGCGACCTCCTGGGCAATGAGTCCGTAGTGATAGCGTACCCCTGGCGAGGGCGTGACGACGGTTTCCGTAGTCAGCCCGTCGGCGTCTAATTGCGTGGTTGCCGTGTTACCACGATTGATCCACCGGTATTTTACCGGGCGCAGGGCCATAACAAAATCCAGACCCAGATCACAGTCGGACACGTCGGTCTTTTGGTTGGCGTCAGAAACCTGACCCGTGCCGCTGGTTGTCCACAATTCCGTCCAGCGTAAATCCGTGGTGCCACAGGAATAGGTATTCGTTAACAGTGGCACAAAGTTTCCGGTAGAGCCAACCCCGCAGCGCGCGGCGCCGTTGGACGTAAATCCCACCACGTCGGCCGCATAAAAGCACACGCCGGTATTCGTATCATTTTGGTGGGCATACGTCGGATTGGCACTCGTATTGCCGGGTGCCAATAGCTTCCATCCGCCCGTGGCCGTGGTGATGACGTCGGGGTGAGCTTTTCTCAGCTGGGTTTCGCCGGATACCTGTACGGCCAGCCAATCAGCCGTCACGCTCAGACTGGTGGCGTCCAGGGGTAACTCCGAAGGAAACAGTGCGCGCTTGGTCATTCCACCAGTCCCTCCACGTCCAGGGTCAGCAGTTCATAGGAGGCAGCGAGGATCTGCATGTCGAATTTAGTGTAAAAACCAAAGATCCGCAGCCGTTCATAATCCGCGCCGTCGTTGTTGAAATCATAGAACAAGGTCATGCCATCGCCTTGTTGCAGGATTTGCTGTACCTCATCACCCAATCGCAGGCTGGTATCGACATAGCAGGTAGCCCGTAGTGTTTTGGCAAAGCCGCGTTTGACAAATGTCACCGTGCCAAAATTGGGATCACGCTCACGCCGCGAAAAACTCAGAATCGACGGCGACACCCCCCACTCGGTGTCACCCACCCCGAAGGCGCGCCCGGCGCCCACAATAGCCACGAGGGGCGCGATGGTGCTGACGTCGCGGGTCAGAGTTACCTCGACGGTAAGCGTGGCCCCTTGCGCCACGGTGGTGATGGGGATGTTGGCATAGCGATAGTTGAGACCGTAGGCCGAGCCGGTAATGATCAGGGACTTGGTGATGGTCTGACTCAAAGACCCGGACAGATAGACCTTGCAGGTGAGGGTCTTGACGTTGCTGCAGCCGGCAAAGAACAGGCGGTCGACGGCGCCGACGGTGGTATCAATTTTGACGGTAAATACGGGATCAAGGATGTTAGAGCTGCTGTCCCGTCCCTCCAGGTAGGAATTAGATAAATAGTCCATGGCCGCCCAGGCGTTGGATACCCCCAGATCCACCCAGCGCGCGGCAATGGCCTCGGTAGCGGACCGCACCGCCTCCGAGGGACGGATGGTATTCTCCCCTGCCGTGACCGCGACCGCCGCCACATAGTCATGATTGTTGGCCGTGTCGAAATAGGAGGCATTTAAGGCCGCCGCCGCCCCCGAGGTCCAGGTTGGGCTATTGGAAAGGCGCACGTTGGTGGTGTAGGTATAACCGCCGGTGGTGGCCGAAACGCTGATTTTCGTCCAGTAGTAGCTATAACTGCCTGGATTTGACCAGGTGGCGGAGGTGTGGGCGTATTTGCAGCGATAATCGTAATAGATGCCGCCGACCTGGTAGCGGACGACGGCATTCACGGCATAGGCGGTGGAGGTCGCCCAGGCCGCATAGAGGTAAGTGGGCGAAGACCCGGTATAGGCAAGGGTCACGGCGCGGGGCACGATAATTTCCATGTTAGGCAGCCCTCAAATAGCTCATTTCAGCCGCGTCGCGTTCCGCTGGCAGGCCATCGAGATCCCATTTTTTAACGCGATCGTCTAACGATTTCAGCGGGGCGATTTGCGCCGCTGATAAATTGGCCATGTCCCGGCGCAATAGGGCAATTTCCGCGATGACGTCGCCAAACCGCTTGTCCTGCCGTTCCTGATCATCCTTGGGGACGGGTGGCAATTGGTACTTCATGGGCATGCGGTCGGCGGGGGCCTGATCGGGATACATTTTGGCCAGCAGCTCGTTCAGCAGGTCGAGTTGGCGTTTTTTCCAATCCTCGTCCAGGGCGTACTTGGCATCCAAGGCCGCCATGGCCGCCTCGTGCTGCTTGGTGAGAGCGCTTTGCAAATCATCCAGGGATTGCAGCAGCTTTTCGGCATCGCTGACCTTGGTTTGCGCCAACTGCTCCAGGGTCAACAGATTGACCAGATCCCCCTGCTTGGCCAACAGATAAGCGCTGGCGGTGGCGTAATTCTTGGCATCATCGCCACCAATACCCGTAATGGCGCGATCCAGGGATTTTTGATCCGGCAGTTGTTTGGCGCTGGCCCATTCGGCCAGGGCGCGCCGCGAGCGGGCCAGATTGATTTCATCCAAGGGTAGCTCGCTGCGCAGACTGCTCAGGGCCGATTGGATGCTGGATAACAACCCCTGGGCAGTCGTAAGCAGCTCTTGAGTGGCCTCGCGCTCTTGCGCCAAGGCCTCCATGCGCGCGGTGTGGGCCGCTGCCAGCGCCGTTTTCTCAGCCTCTAGCTGTTTCTGCCGCGCCCGTTGCTCATCTTCGATTTGATAGAGCAGCAGCAAAAAGGGGCGGTTACGGGCATCCGCCGCCGCCAGTTCCAGTTTGCGCTGTAGCTCTCGCGCCAGATCATCCGCCCCGATGGCGTTATAGATGCGGTCCATGATGCCGTTCAGTTCGTTGAGCGCGGCGGCCTCGTCCTCCAGCAGCCAGATCCGTTGTTGCAAGGCGCGCAAGGACGGATCCAGGGCCGCCAATTCCAGGGCGCGCTGAGCGGCCAGGGCCGCCTCCCGCCCTTGCGTCAATTCTATGAGCCGGACGTTCATCTGCGCCCGCTGTTCCGCGATTTTGGCCAGGGCGAGTATGCCCTCCTGCAATTTCAGCAACGCCTTGTAGGCCTCCAGCGCCGAGTCATCCATGGCCAGCAGTTGCTTCAGGAAGGCAGCGATGGAGGGTCCGGTAAAATCCCCCTGATAACCGGCGGCGAGCAGGGCGTTCTTGGCGTCATTTTTGGCCTTTTGATCAGCGGCATTCGCCGTGGGATCAAGTTCGTGCATCAGATCGGTCAAGGCCTTGCGGGCCGCCTCGATGTCGGTCGGCAGTTTGTCCAGGGTATTTTTGAGGATCTTGAGCGCCTCATCCAGAGTGATAAAGGCCCCGACCATTTTCATGGCGTCGATATAGGCCTTGCGACCGGCCTCGGTTTGCAGGTCGAGGCTTTCGATGTACTTGCGAAATTGCTCGCTGGTGGTAATGGCAGCATCGCCCAGGCGGCCATTTTCGGTGTTCCATTTTTCGATGGCTTTCAGCACCTCGTCGCGCGTTTTGATGGCGCGCTCTTCTTCGGTGAAGAAGTGGGCGTAATAGGCGGCCTGCAATTGGGCCAAGCCTGCCATGCCTATTTTGGCCTGGTCAGCGGCGTCAGCCAAGGCATTAGCCAGGTTGACAAAATCCATGCCCACTACGTCTGTTTGGGTGCCAGTCAGAGTGAGCGCCTGATCAAAGGCGCCGAGATTCAGCACCAGGCGCGCAATTGCGGCCCCCGTGGTCTCGCCCGCCGTTTTCATGGCGTTCGCGTAATCGACAATCTGCAAGGCGCTGGCGGCTACGGTGCCGTCCAGCTTCAGGGTTTTGGCTAGATCCTGGCCCTGTAACGCCTCGGCAAAGCCGACCGCCAGCGCGGCCGCCTGCATGCTGATTTCAATCTGATTGGCCATCTCCTCCGCCGTGCCCGTCAGATCGCCGGTAATGGCCTTCATGACGATGGCCAGGGCGTCACCCGTGGCGGCCGCGTGGTCGATAATCTGGGTGAACATCAAGTCAAACGCCTCGTTGGCGTCCATTGCCAACCGCATGATGCCGTTCTTGCTCCAGCCCTCCTCCGAGGCCTTTTTGAGCGAGGCTTCGACCTGTGCGGCGACATCTTTGCCATAGAACTGGGCCAGCACCTCGGACACTTTGGCGAAGCCCTCAAAGGTGGCGCGCATTTCCTCAGCGTCGAGGTTTTTGGTGCCGATGTCGGACATACCGAAGGTCAGGCCGAAGGCGCCTTTGACGCCGACGTTATCCTCTAGCATTCCCAGGCCATTGTGGGTAATGGCGGCATAGGCGCCGGGGCGCGGCTCCTTGTTGCCACCGAACAGGGACCCCAAGGCACCACCCGCCAAGCCGCCGAGCAAGCCGCCCACCAGGACCCCCACGGGTCCGAAGGCCAAGCCAGCGGCGGCTATTGACCCCAGGGAGCTGCCAATTGAGGAGCCGATAGAACCGAAGCCTTTCTTGCCGAACAGCAGATTGCCAGCAATGCTGCCCAGAATACCGCCGCCCGCCAGCGACCAGTTGGAGGCGCTGGCCAGATTGCCCAAAAAGCCCTGGACGCTATGCGAGACCTCGCCGAAGGCGCCGAACAGGCCATTTAGTCCCTTGGCAATACTCGTGCCCAGGCTGTTTCCGGAAAACAGGCTGCTCAGATTGGAGAACCAGCTTCCCGTGCCGCCGCCGCCGCCGGATAACAGGCTCCCGGCAGCGCTGGCGGCGTTCGCCGTCCCGGTGCCGCCGAGCATGGTCGTGGTGATGCCTACCACGATGGGTTTAAGCAGCATCTGGTAGCTGACTTCCGCCAGCCAGTTGAGCAGCATGTCTTTGAGGTTGTCGAGGGTGTTGCCGGTGCCGGTAAGGAGGTTTTTCCACATGCCAGCAAAGGTGTCGTCAATGCGCTTGACGGCGTTTCTCCACATTTCATCCCAGACTTTTGCGGTTTCTGAAGCGGTTTTTTGGGACGCCTCGTAGTCTTTTTTCAGGCCGGCGAGTATGACCTGTTGCTTCTCTTGGGAGAGGGACGCGAAGTCCGATGAATTTGCCAGGTCTTGCTGCGCTTGCGCATAAGCGCGCGCGGCAGCTTCCGCTGGCAAATAACGCTCGATCATGCCTTGCACCGCCGCGTTGGCCCTATTGAGCGTGTCGGTAATGATCCTGCCGGTATTCTGCCCAAGATCCTGCATAGTGCCAGTGGCATCGGCTACGATCTTCACCGCCGCATCGGCATAGGCGCGCGTTTTCTCGCCCCAAGATTTCTCATTGGGGCCGCCATGATAGGTGGCGAATTGCTCCCACAGGGTCTTACCCTGGGCAGCGGCCTGGGCCATGTATTTAGCCGCCGCATCCGCCTGGCCGTTGAAGGTTTTCATATTGGCGCCCAGGCCCTTGGCGGTGCCTTCGGCCATCTGGAATTGGCCGACAATCTTGGTCAGGTGCCCTTCACCGGCTGCCAGGTCTTTAACCCAGCGTTCCGAGTTGGTGCCGGCGGTCTTGCCGCGTCCGCTTTCTAATTTCCAGACCGCATCCAATTGGCCGGCTATGAGTCCATATTTTTTTTCAATCTCCGCGACTGTCTGAGCCTCCGCCGAGAGGGCCTTAGTATGCCGGCCGGCTGACTCGGTAGCCTTATCCTGTGCCGCCGCGAACTTCTCTAGCGCGACCTGTCCCTCTACCTGCGACATGCGTCCCAACTTGACGGCCTCAGCTACCGCCTCCTCCATTTTTTTGTATTCGTCCTTCTTGGCGATGGACTAGTCGTAGTGGCCATTGAGCTTGTCCATGGACTCCGCGTTGGCGTCAATGGCGGCTTGGTGATCGCGATAGAGCTTTATCGCTTCATCGTTGAAACTGGCAGCGGTTTTTTGCGCGGTAGATTCCGCCTCCGCGCGTGCCGCTTTCACATCCGCGCGGACCACTTTAGTACGGGCGTCAATTTCGTTGATTCTGGCAATCAGGGCGTCGCCTTCCGCGCGGCGGGCGGCGCTATTGTCCAGGTCGTTGGCGTCCAGGTACGCCTTAGCATCCTTCATCTTGACGATGTATTCATCGAGCAGCTTGGCGCGTAAGGCATAATCGCTGGCCAGGGCATCACGATCGCCATAGGCGAAGCCCTTTCCTTCCTGAAAATTGGCGATCACGTTCAGGGCTTCGCCCCAGCGATTCGCCTGCAAGGTGGCCGCCTTCATGGCGCTGCTGAGGAGTCCGGTAGCCCCGGTAGCCTTATCAGCACTGACCCACACGCGATCAATGGCATTGACCAGGACATTCCAGTCCGCTTCTAGACCCGTAACGGCCTTGCCGTCGTCGTAGAGCTTGTTCAGCCCTTGCGCCAAGCGCGGTAACAGATCAACGGCCAGAATCTCACCCGACTCCAGCATCTTGCCGAGCTCTTGCTCAGTAACACCCATGGCCTCCGCTGCCAGCTTGAAGGCGCCTGGCAGCCGCTCGCCCAATTGGCCGCGCAGTTCTTCCGCGCTAACCACGCCTTTGGAGACCATCTGCTCGATAGCCAGCAAAGCGCCCTGGGTGTCAGCACTGGACTTGCCCAGCTTGGCCATGGCCAGGCTCACGGCCTCGAAAATGTCCTTGGTGGCCTGGCCCTCCAGCCGCGTGCCCTTGGTGGCCGCCGTCAGGTTGACATAAGCCGGGGCCGCCGCCGCCAGGCTCAAGCCCAGCTTGTCGGCAGTGGCCTGCAGATATTGCATCTCGGCGGCGCCCGCGCCGGTGGAGCCCGTGACCGCCGTCAAGCCTTTGGCGAGGCGCTGGCTCTCGACATTGGCCTGGATAAAAGACTGGGCCAGTGCCGAGACCGACAAGGCCGCCCCGGCCGTGATGGCCATACCTTGCAGGGATTTCGCCAATTCATTGACGCCCGAGGAGGCTTCCTTGCCCTTTTTGCCCACGCCATCCACGGCGCCTTGTACCTGCTTGAGGTTGGTAATCGCTGCCGAGCCATCGGCATTGATCCTCAGCGAAACGGTCATGGAGCCCGGCATTGGCGATTACCTCGGATGATTCTTGGGAGCGTCTTTGGCGGCGCGATCAGCGGCAATCTGGAGAAACACCCGCTCCAGAACCTGGATGTCATCAAACAATGCCGGCGGATCGCCCCGTAGGCGCATGGCCGCCTCCACGCCGGCATAGTCCAGACCCACCGGCAGGCCGGACATCCCGGCCCGTTGCCATTGGGTTTCGCACGCGATGTAGAGCGAGGCCGATGGGATGTTCTCCGGCCACAGTTCCACGGCCTCACACTGCCCGCACCAGGTGCGCTCACCGCGCGCCTCCTGGCAGACCCGACACGTCTCTTGGCCCTGGCCGTCGCCAGCGTCGCAACGCCAGCGCAGCCAGGCCATCAGTTTTTTACCCGTCCGTTGTCGTCAAGGTCGGTGATGGCGTCGCGTACCGCCTTGACCACCCACGAGGCGGAATCGAGCAAGGCGCGCAAGTGGTCGGGGTTGAAGGGCAAGGGCGCCCCGGCCTCGTCGCCGATGTCCTGCCAGTCGGTGATGCGTGCGACCAGGGTATCAATGTCGGCAGCGATGGCCTCGGGGCTGAGGGCTTCTGAGATGGCGACGAATTTGGCCAGCATGGCGCCTGCCGATTCGATAGCCCCGGCCTCGGCCTCACTGCGCAGGCGTTCTACCTGGTCCTGGATGATGTCGTGTTTACGCGCGGCGTTGGCGGTGTGGCTGATCAGCTTCACTTTCAGGCGGATGGTGGCCTTGCCATCCGGGTCCGGCAGGGTGACGGGGAGCCAGACTTCGCGATCTTGCTTGAGTTTAAACATGGGTCAGTATCCTTGGTGTCAGTGAGTGGCCAGTTTAGGTGCCAGGCCGGGGGCGCGCCCCCGGTGACTGGCTATCCCGCGACTGACCGGCGCGAGATTAGGTGGCGGCGAT